AAACAAAAAAAGCGTGCAAACAAAAACTACCTAAAAGGATACGCAGATGGCATGAAGTTTGGGATTATATTTGCTGTAATAGCGGTTTTATTAACTATATTAGTGTCGTATGTTTAAAAGAAAGTGGAAACAATGTATTTGTGATTGCTAATGAAGAAAAATGGAAAAAAAACAATTTTGTTTGGATTATGGTATCTAGTGGGTAAAATTTTACAATTTACACGACAAAGGAGGTCGCTGACTTTTTGAAGGTTTCGCTAATAACAGTTAAACGGTATATTGCTAGCAATAAGATTGCATCTATTAAGATTGGTGGCATAAGAAGAATTACGGGTGATGAGTTAATAAAAATATATGAAAAAAACAGACATAAAGAAGTTAGATAAGTTAGTAGCAAAAATGTGCAAAGAAGAAGCAAAGTTTCAATGTGAATTATGTGGTAAGAGTGGCGATGAATGTCAGCTACACCCTCATCATTATATAGGGCGTCGCAACAGGGCTTTACGATGGTATTTGCCAAATTTAATAGTTTTATGTGCATCACATCATACAATGGGATTATGGTCAGCTCATCAAAATCCAGAATGGTTTAGAGGGGAAATGTTAAACAGGAGGGGTAAAGAATGGTTAAAAGACATAACACAAAAAGCTAGATTACAGTTCCGTGGCACATATCAAGAAGTTTTAGGTTATTTAGAGGGGGGTGATTATTATGCTAGTTAGACCCACTAAAAAAAGGTTAAAAAATTTATTATATAAAATTGATAAACACAAGCTAAGTGTGTTTCGTAGTAATAGGCGACACATATTTTTATATGGTTACAGTCATGTAAGAAACAACAATGCTTATTTAAAAGGGTTATACAACAAGGCAGACAAGGAAGCATTTAGGTTAGTCAGGTATTATAGGGCTAAAGAACAAAAGAAAAAGAATTGTGAAATCAAAGATTCTGTGGATAACTATATTAAGCATTGTAAAAAACGCTAAATTTACAATAAAATAATATGGGTTGTGTTTTTATTAAAAATAAGCTATAATAAAGTTAATTAAACAAGGAGGTGTATGACATCCTTAAATCAATTTAGTAATTGGCTAATGTAATTTTTGCATTAGTTTTTTTTGGTAGCAATTAGACAAAGAGGACAAGTAATATACAACAAAAACCATTTCTTTAGTCAGTGTTACATCTGGTTGCGACTGGATGTGGACATAGCAGGTATTAAGGTGAGGGCTTTTAGTTTAGTTGCTACCAAAGAAAATTAACTTAAAAAGTATGTCAAAAAGATTAACAAAAAAAGAGCAAGACGAATTAACACAAATTGTAAAGTTTGAGCAAGTGCAAGCACAAAAAGTAGTAGAAGCACAAACAATGCAGTTTTTTGTTACACAGTATAAGAACAATTGGTTAAACAACAAATTAAAAGAATTAGGGTTAGATTCAAACAAACAATATAAATTAGGTGATGACGGTGAGTTTATTTTACAAAAAGAAGACCCATCAAAAAACATAGCTGAACAAATAGCTAAGGTAGGTGAAGTCAAAAAGAAAAGTCCTAAGAAAAAAAGCTAAATTTACATAAATATCAGTATATGCCTGATGCAACACAAAAACAAAAAAAGTTAATACAATTGCTATTGGCGAATATTGGGAACACAAAATCTACTAAAACAGGGTATGAGTTAATGAAAGAAGCAGGATATTCTGAATCAATGTGTAAGAACCCTAAAATGGCAATTGACAGTGATGCAGTTAAAGAGGGTGTAAAAGATTTTGTTAAGCAATTAGACGACAAAAGGAGAATGGCTATCACATATTTAACAGAAGCTAAGTTAGGTAAATCAAAAGCAAGAGACATTGCACAGATAGTGGATATACTTACGAAAAATCATCAATTGTTGAGCGGTGGAGATACTGAAAAGGTCAGCGTTTATAATTGGAACAAATATGAAGACAGTGACAATATACAGCCCAAGAAAGTGGACACAGAAGTTACACGAGGGCAAGGAGAGGTGGAAAGTGATAGTCGCTCACAGAAGATCGGGGAAAACATTTGCTAGTATCAATCATTTGATAAGAGATTGTTTAAGAACTCCTAACAGTAGGTATGCTTATATAGCTCCGACATATAGACAGGCAAAGGATATTGCATGGGACATGTTAAAGAAGTGTTGTTTAAAGATAGATGGGGTAGTGTTTAATGAGAGTGAGTTGAGGGCAGATTTTAAGAACGGGGCTCGTATAAGGTTGTATGGAGCAGAGAATGCTGATGGGTTACGCGGGTTAGCGTTATGGGGTGTTATCTTTGATGAGTATAGTCAGCAGCCCTCTAACATATTCACAGAGATTATACGACCTGCATTAGCTGATCATCAAGGGTATGGTATATGGATAGGGACACCTAAGGGTAAGAACGATTTTTACAGGTTATATGAACATGCTTTAAAAGAATCTAATTGGTTAGGGATGTTATTAACAGTGGATGATTCAATGTTGTTGCCATTAGAGGAGTTAGGAGATGCTAGGAAGATAATGGATGAAGACGAGTATCAGCAAGAGTTTTATTGTTCGTTTGAAGCAGCTATTAAGGGGGCATATTACAGCCAACAAATACAACAAGCCAGAGAAGAGAATAGGATTACAGTGGTGCCATATGAGGAAGGACTTCCAGTGGATACTTGGTGGGATTTAGGTGTAGGAGATTCTACAGCTATATGGTTTAGTCAATCGTTAAGAAACGAAATAAGGTTTATAGATTATTATGAAATGCAGGGTGAAGGGCTAAAACATTATGCTAAGATATTGCAAGACAAAGGGTATATTTACAACAAACATTATGCTCCGCACGATATTGAAGTAAGGGAGTTAGGCACAGGTAAAAGCAGGTTAGAGGTCGCACGGAAGTTAGGTATAAGGTTTCAGGTAGTTACTAAAATGAACATAGAGGACGGGATAGATGCTGTTAGAAGGATATTTAGACAATGTTGGTTTGATGCTGATAAGTGTTCGGTTGGATTAGACGCTTTGGCACATTATCATAAAGAGTGGGATGACAAGAGGGGGGAGTTTAAAGCCAGTCCATACCATGATTGGAGTTCCCATGCAGCGGATGCATTTAGATATTTTGCTATCGGGTATAGACCAAGGTTAGGGTCAGCGATAGCAACGCCATTAAGGCAAGAAGTAGACAAATATTCAGTAATATGAGCAAAGGAAAAAATAAACCTAAGAGAGAAAAGAAAAAGCCAAAGAAACGCAAGAATTTTAGTTTAAGTTAACCGTATGCCAACGGATTATGGCTGCAATAGAGCCAAGCTACAAAAAAGAACCAATAGAGTTAAGACAACCTGATTACAATGAAAAAGAGGTTAAGTATAGAGGTTTTTTAATTGAGAGAATGGAATATGCAAAGACACAGCGTGATGATAATTACATTGAGTTTGATGACATGGATTATCTGACTTATCACGAAACAAATGCTAAAGCAGGTAATAGTTATTTAAGATCTAAACAAAACGATGAGGATGTGCGTATTGTAACGGGAACAACATTAGAGAAGGAGAACACATTGTTAAGTTCGTTATTAAATTATAATTTAGAACCTAATATTGTTGCGTTTGACAGGAACAATTTAGCTGAACACAGTTTAGGTGAGACAATGGAGGATTTAATCAAGAAGAGTCGTGAGATAGAGGATTATGACACTAAACGGCAATTGATTTATAAGGAGGCACTAGATCAAGGGACAGTATTTGTTGAGGAGCGATGGGACGAATGGAAAGATGTGCGGAAAGAGTTAAAAGATTTAAAATGGAAAGAGGGGGCTAAAATTGATTCTATCAAATGGACAGAGAGGTTAGAAAAAGTGCAAGGAATGTGCACATCTAATTTATTGAGTGGTGTTAAAGTTTATTTAGGTAATATAAGGCAGTTTCATATACAGAAACAGCCATTTTTATTTATAGTGGATTATATTCCCTATGAAGAGATCCAAGCAGTGTTTCAAGATTGGGAGCGATGGGAGCATGTAAGTGACACATTAAATCAGACAACTAAGATAAGTGAAGACGAGACAGATTATGTAACTTGGTATGGATTAGACAACACTAAGGATATGGTAGAGATTATTAAGTATCAGGACAAATGGAACAATGAGTTTCAGATATTTCTCAATGGAGTGATGATGTTGCCAGTAGGGTTTCCATTACAAGCTATTAGTCCGTCAGGTGAATACACAATTGCTAAGGGTGATATTGAGCCAATCAGTGGGTTGTTTGCATACAGTAAGAGTATTCCAGCTAAGACAAAGGTTGATCAAGCAGTATATGATGAGTTCCTAAGGTTGATGATATTGAAAACACAGCAGTCGTTTAAACCGCCAATGGCAAACAGCACGGGTAATGTATTAAGTAAAAACATCTTTTTGCCAGGAACAATAACGCCAGATGTTGATGTGAAAAGTTTAGTTCCATTGATTCCTACTCCTGGCGTAACAGCACCAGAGTTTAATGCTGTGCAGTTTGTTAAAGGCATTATAGATGAAAAAAGTGTTAGTCCAGTGGTGGAGGGGCAGGCGTTGCCAGGTAAACAGACAGCCACAGAAATAGTTGAATTAAAGCGTCAAGGTATGATGAAGTTAGGGTTGGTTATAGTGGGCATAATGAATTTAGAACGTCAGTTAAGTAGGTTAAGGTTACACAACATACTAGCTAACTGGACAGAACCAATGGATGAAAGGTTAAACGAGGTCAAAGGGCAATTAGAGAAGTTTTATCGCACAGAAACAATTGACACTACATTTGAAGAGGGTGAAACAGGCAAAAAGATAATAGATTTTACTACTGACGAGGGTAAATTGGGGTTAACATCAGACCAAGTGTTAGCTGAAGAAGAGTTAGTTAAAAGATTAACAGGTGAAAACGTGAAGAAAGTGTATATAAACCCAGATGAATTAAAAAGTTTGGATTACAATTGGTTTATCACTATTACTCCAACTGAAAAAGACAGCAACGAATTAGACAGGGTGTTATTTATGCAGAATGTGGCGCAGGGGTTGCAGATGTTTGGTCCGCAGGCATTTAATATGGAATACCTAAAAGAACAATGGGCAATTAAAAACAAAATGGATCCAGATAAAGTGCTTATTAAGGGTGCAATGATGCCACCAATGGAGGGGCAAGCAATGGAGGGGCAAGCAACAAAAGGGGCTGGTGTGTTGTCACAGGGCATGACACAACCTATGCGTAGTCAAGTGCAACAGCCATCGGTTAATACATTAGCTAAATAATATGATAGATTGGTTAATACATAAATTGGGGGGTATAACTTTAAAAAGATTAAATGAAGCTGATTGGGAAAACGAATTAGATGTTGTTGATTTGGTGCGTGAACGATTAGAGGGAGTTAAATTAGATAATGTTTTGGGTAATTTGAATGAAGCGGAGACCAAAGAATACATCACAGAGATGGCTCGTGTAGCTGATAACAAATGGATGAAATTATTGTTAAACGATTTAAAAGTTAAACAGATAATGTTCACAGTTAAGCAGGCACGGAATATGGAAGAGGTCAGTTTTGGTAGGGCTACAATCAACGGAATTTCGTTAATAGAGGAAGAATTAGTTAGAGTTAAGGCATTAGATGAAGAGTCAAAGAAACCAAAAGGAGAGTTTGATGAACATGCAATTATATGACAACAGACAGATTAGTTAAGGTGAGAGAGAATTATTTTTACAGTCCATTTTTAAAAGTGTATTATGAGAGTTATCGTGACAAGGAGACGGGTAATTGGAAAGTAAGAAAAAAGAAGAGTATGCCGCCCAAGTGAGTGTTCTTGTATTTCGGGTGCTAGGCATACGGCATTTGATTGCAAGAATACTCCTTTGGGTGTTCAATTTAGGGGTCATTATCCCGTTAGAGAGGCGGGTAGAACAAATATATGACCAAATTAGACGAAGCGTTTAAAGAAGCGCAAAAAGAAGTTAATGAGAAGGAACTTAAACAATTAAAAGGGTATTTTAAACAAGTGTTGACAGCAATTGAGGTTAAAAAGAAACAAAAGGAGAGGGTTGAGGAAGAGTTGCGGATACTGAAATTAGATTTAGAGGATTTAAAAGCTGGTAAGTTTGACAAGATTAAGGAAAGACAAAAGAAATCAGAGGTAGCCAGACAAGCAAGCCCATTAAATCTGCCTTGCGTTACACATGCAATAGGGTTAGTGACGGACACTGATCCTAATTGGTATAAAGGGACATATCGGGTTACTATTTGTAATACAAATGATATTACAGATGCTAGTATGCTCTATTGTTCTAGTAGTAACAAAAGTGGTTTTACGGAGCCGAACAAAACATTTTACTTTTAATAAATAGCCCCTTTAATTGGACACCCCAAAATAATCGCCAACGGTATGGTTGTTAGTTCATTATTCTGCAGGTAACGAATGATGAGCATATCGTGAGCAAAAACTATGACAGAGTTCTTTGACGCAGACGGTAAACCTGTTGAGGCAGTTTCAACAGATGCTTTCAGGAAGCTAGAAGAAGATAAACAAGTTCTTGAAGGCAAGTTGGAAGAGCAGGTCGAGCAACTCCAAAAATTAGAAAATAAAGACCACAATTTCAGCCAGGTGCGTAACATGGTCAATGAATTGGAACAGAAAAACAAAGATTTAGAGGAAAAAATGAACCAAGAACAGGAACGCATTAAAATTGAGCAGGAACAGAAAGCCAAAACAGCAATAGAGGAAATTCAAGTTGAGTTATTACAGGAATTAGTGGGTGAAGACCAAGAAGAAATGAAGAAAGTCATGTTTCATTATGACAGATTAGCTGATGAAGCTACCACTAAAGAGCAAATTGAGAAAAAAATGAAAGATGCTGTTAAATTGTCTAGTGCTGAAAAAGAAGCAAGCCCATTGAATCGTGTTTTAGGGTTGACTGGTGAAGCTCCAAAGAAAAAGGAATCTTCATATAGTGAAAGTGAGGATGGGCAACAGCTAGCCAAAGAAATAGGTCTTAATTATACTAAAGAGGAGAAAAAATAGTATGGAAAAAAAACAGGATACCGTCAAATTAGACAAAAAAACATACGATGATTTGATGAGCATCAAAAAGGATGTTGAGCATTTAAAACGGGGTGAAATGCCACCAGAGGATTATGAGGCAGAAGACAAAAAGTTTGTTAGGGTTTCGTTTGTTGAAAAAAAACCAGTAATAGGGTGGGAAAAGCCTTTGATTACTAAGGTTAAACGGGGCGAACAAGTAGATTATATTAAAGTTATTGTTAAGGGCAAAGAAGAAGACGAAGTCATTGAAATGAAATATTTAGATTTTGTCAGAGGTGTTGAGCGAGAACAGGAAGAATGTGAAGTGGTTGGCATAAAACAAAAGGTTCACAAAGAGTTTCAAGGTTATACCACTAAGAAGTATGTTGAAGGGTATAGAACAATTAACACTGGTATAAGAGTGCCAGTTAAGATTGAAACTTTGGAGGAGGTTTACACAGTAAAACTTCCAAATGGTGAAACTTTAGCAATTAACACAGAATATTTGAATTAATATGTCAAAAATTAAAAAAAGAGCAGAAAGTTGGTTTAATAAGGGTGGTGCAGATCCAACTAAATTAAGGGAAGAAAGATGTGTAGGTGTAGCAAAACAGGTTTTAAAACTGATTGCTGAATACGAGGGGTTGAAGTTGGGTGATGTCAAACAAGAAGAATTGATAAAATATTACAAAGATTTGGTGCAGGACATTAAAGCGTTATATTTAAAGGAGAACATTTTGTTATCAGATATTGCTTATATTAAAAAATTGTTATTACAGCCAATTGAGGTAACAGATTTTCTTTTAAACCAAAACTTTAATAAGTTATTGGGTGATGTTCAAGACAAGTTGTGGGGTAAAGACAGAAATGAGGCAACAGTGGGTGATTTGGACAGATTATTAAAAGATGAAGTTGAAGAAGAATTAGAAACAGAGGAATAGTTTATTTACATGCTTCCTTGACGGGGAGCGTGATAAGCAAATTATGTATGTCAAAAATATTATTGTTAGGAGCAGGATACACAAATGATGTAGAATGGATAGTGTATCCAAGTAAAAAGCGGAAGATTGTCAAGTTAGATAATAACAAGAAATGTGCGCCTGACGTGGTGTGGGATTTAAACAAACATCCATTGCCATTTAAAGATGAAGAGTTTGATGAGGTCCATGCTTATGATGTGTTAGAACATTTGGGTAGTCAGGGGGATTATGAGTTCTTTTTTAAAGAGTTTACTGAATATTGGAGAATATTAAAACCAAAAGGGTTGTTTGTTGCTAGTTGTCCTAAACATGACAGTATTTGGGCGTTTAGCGATCCGTCTCATAAAAGAATAATAACACCTGAGACAGTGCAGTTTTTAGATCAAAGTTATTATAAACATTTAGGAGACACTAAAATGAGTGATTATCAAAGTATTTGGAAAAAAGATTTTAGATTAGCAACAATGAATAAAGACAACAAAGATATAAATTATTTTATATTACAAAAGTATGCCGTTTAATGTAGGGATATGTCTAGCACACAATTATCCACAGTTTGAAAGATATTTTTTAGTGAGTTTATGGAGAATGCAGCACCATTTTTATAAATGGCTTAAAGAAAAAAACAGAGAGGATACATTAAGTTTATTTATAAATGGAGGGTATCAGTTGGATAGAATGCGAAACGAAGTAGTGGGCGAAGCAATAGAAGCAGGATGTGATTTATTGCTTTTCTTAGATACTGACATGAGTTTTCCTGATAATACAATACCTAGAATGATAGAAGTTTTGGAAGCCAATTCAACATATGAAGCGGTAAGTGGGTTATACACATATAAGACACCAGATTATCATCCGCAGGTGTTTACAGATTTTAATGATAAGAAAAAGAAGTTTCACAGATTAATGGCATTCCCGTTAGATAGACCATTTGAAATAGCGGCATCAGGGGGGGGTATATTGATGGTTAAAAAAAGGGTGTTTAAAAAGAAAAAGCCACCATATTTCAAGTTTGTGTATGAAGGACAAAGCAAAGTGTTGCCAGAAGGAATGGGCGAAGATTTGTTCTTTTTTTGGAAGTTTAAACCAAAAACATTATGTGACCCAACAATAGTGTGTGGGCACCATGACACCAGACCAGTAACAATAGCAAATTATATAAGTAAAAATGGGTTGCAAGTGGTTGATAACAAGATAAAAATGACGGCAACTCAGAGAAAGAAGTTAAAATGTGCGAGGAGTAAACCTCGTTAAAAAATCCTAAGTATTTCCGAGGATAAACCTCGTAAAAAAGTGATGTTTAGCAGTTGTATTTTGAGAGAAATGCAGTTTTATTATTTAATTAAAGAGTTATGCTACGACCTATTAAAGGAAAATGGTTGTTAAAGAAAAACAAGGCAGATGCCTCTATTACTTTTACAGCAAACGATTTAGTTTCTTTAGTTTCTGGCGAATTGGTAACTGCAACAGATCAATCAACAAAACATTATGGAATTATTCAGGAGGCGGTAACTTCTGGTGATTCTGATTTTGCTGATGGACGAGAATGTTTAGTTGCTATTCCAATGGACAAAAGTGCTGAATTTGAAGCTGATGTAACGGGCACCCTTGCAACAACCGATGTGGGCACACAATTTGATATGTCCACGGCTGGTCTTGTAAACAAGGGCGGCACAACCTACAAGGTAGTAACTTGTGTTGGATTTATTAGCACTGCTAAAGGTCGGTTCACACTCAACTCAGACATGGCATACGCTGACCCTTCATGGGAATAATAACATATGGCTTATACAAGTTTATTAAACACAGCTACGCTGGGCGAATTTACTGACCTAGTGGCAAAGGAGTTCAAGTATTTAGACGACAAAATCCAGCCAATGGCTCAACAGTTATTTATTGTTGAGAATATTCCAGCTGGTTCAGGGGACAGCAGACGCTATGATGAAGTTGACACGGAAACTTTTGCTAAGTTGAAAAACGAGGGTGATGATGCATCCAAAGTTTCAGCTGGCGTTGGTTATACTAAAACAGTTAATGCTAAACGTGTAGCCGTAGAAATTGAAATTACATGGGAAATGCGTAATTTTAATAAGTATCCACAAGTTACTGCAATGTTGACTAATCTAGGAACTTTTTGTCCTCAAAGATTAGAGTTAGATTTAACACACAGATTAACTTTCTGTTCATCTACAAGTTACACAGATTTAGATGGTTCAACAGTAAGTATTACTTCTGGCGACAGTTTACAAGTAGTTTATGCAACACACACTTTAGCAAATTCATCCACTACATATCGTAATAGGGTGACTAATGACCCAGTGTTTTCACAGGGTGCGTTAGAAAGTGCTGAATCATTGATGAACACTGATGTGTATTCTAATTTCGGTGAACGAAGAGTGTTAAATTTTAACACAATTATTTCAGGCGATGACCCAACCACTAAACGGGCTATCCGCCAAGTGCTTGAAAGCACAGCAGACATTGATGCTGCGCATGCTGGTGTAATGAATTATTATGCTGGTTCATATCGGCATGTTGTATTACCTTATTTAGCTACCACTGCTACTGGAGCAAACGATTCTACAAAGAAACGCTGGTGGTTTGTGGCTGCAACAGGCAACGGTGCTTTAGGCAGCTGGCAAGCGTATTTGGGTATTTGGGAAGCAAATAATCTAAAATCGCCTGCTACTGGTAATAATGCTGAAGATGTTCATAACGACAACTGGACTTTTGGTTCTAGGATGACTTATGGTATTGCAGTATTAGCTGGTAAAGGTTTAATTGGAAGTTTGCCTACCTCATAAGGTTAGGTTTTTATTAGCTATGTTTTATGTCTTTTAGGGCGGTGGTGGAAACATAGAAATTAACAAAAGATTATGAATTATAATTTAAGTTCGGGATACGGGCAGCAACAAGCATTAAACATTGATAAGTTAGGGTCTGGAAAGACATTTGTTGTAGGTGATAGTTCTACGGCTAACTTAAATATGTTAGAACAATTGTTTCGCCCAGACCCTGATGGAACATTAAGATTTTTTTCCACAATTGATGCAGCTATAAATGCTTGCACAGCAAGTGCTGGAGATAATATTTTGGTTATGCCAGGTCATACAGAAACATTATCTACTGCAAGTGCAATTACGGCAGATATTGCAGGTGTTTCAATTATAGGACTTGGTGTTGGTGCAGATAGACCTACTTTAACATTTAGTGAAACAGCAGCTACATTTGTTATTAGTGCTGCAAGTGTTAAAGTTAAAAATATCATTGTAACATGTTCAAAGGACGCTGTAGTGAGTCCATTCGTAATTTCAGCGGCAGATTGTGAATTAGAAATTGAATCTAGGGATGCATCTACGTCTATTGAATTTACAAACATTGTTCTTACAACTGCAGATGCTGATAATTTAAAAATTACGCTTAAACATGTTGGTTTCACTGGTGGTAGTGGAAACACTAATGCTGTTCGTTTAGTTGGCGGGACAAACACCAGAATTTACATTGATTATTTTGGACTTGCTTCAACTGCAGTAGTTGAATTTCATACTACAGCTGTAATTGATGCTTATGTTAGTGGTTACATGTATAATCATGGAACAACGGATTTTTCTAAATCTGTTGTTGACACAGTAAGTGGTTCAACTTGGTATTCAGAATTTCATGATGGTGGGGCTGGACAATATGTAAATGGTGGTTCAGGTGACGCTTTAGCAGCAGGTGATTTGTCTGCTATGGCAAGTGCTATTGCGGTAATTGATGCTTTCCATGATGTTGGAACTGCGGATGCAACAACTAACACAGTTATGTCAGATGTTATCGGTAATAAAACAGACGCAGCCGCTGCCACAGGAACAACAAAGTCAATTGTGGCGAATGTTAAGTATGCTTGTGATAGCTTGGACACTATTGACGCATTTCACGATGTGGCAACAGCGGACGCTGCAACAAATGCAGTAATGAGCGATGTTGTTGGTAACAAGGCAGACGCTGCTGTTGGCGCACCAACAACAACTAAAACATTGATGGCTTACTTGAAGGGTGTTTTAGATGACACGACTGTGATAGGAACAATTGTTAATGCAGGTGGAACAGCTACTTTGGGTGCAGCGTTAGGTGATTTTGCTAATGACACTTTGGTTGCTCGGTTAGATGATATTGGAACAGATGTTGATTCAACAACGACTGATAATATTCAGGGTAAAATCGGAACTGATGCTGAGATGGCTGATGCTTCCTTATTTGATTTGTTAGCTGGACAAGGCGTTAATGGAATGGGGACAGTTATTTTTGTAGCTGTTTCTGGCGGTGATGATGCTAACGGGGGTCTTAATCCAAAAGCCCCAAAAGCTACAGTTGCAGCGGCTATTACAGCCGCTGGTGCAGGGGGAACAGTTGTTCTTGGTCCTGGTGATCACTCTATTGATGTTTCAGCTGCTGCTATGACACCATTAGCTAACCAACGATTTGTGGCACAACAACCATCATTTGGTGGTTATCCTACTGCTTGGATTTTGGCTGATGCAGATGATGGAACAACTACAGCCGAAGTTGATGTAAGTGGTGTATCTTTTAAAGATATTGGATTTGCAGTTCATGCTGGCGGAACTACACACGTTATTCTTGTTGATGTAGCACAAACAACAGCTGTAAATGGTTTAGTTTTTGAAAATTGTTGGTTTGATTTTGCTGATATAGATATTTCGGGTGTAACTGCTATTAATGTTGATGATGCAACAAATGCAACAACAGGATTAGCAATTGTAAATTGTCGGTTTACTGGTGGTTCTGCTACTACTAATCAGGCAGTATATGTTGATATTGGTGTTGGTGGTGTGCCAAAGATGCTAGCTGAACGAAATGTGTTTGAGTTGGAATCAGCAGATGGTGATGCGAAAGCATTCTTGTTTGCAGATCCAGCGGCATCTAACAAGAGTTATGGAATCACAATTCGTGATAATGACTTTATTGGTCCGCCAGATGGAGGAAATGATGCAGTGCCGATTGAGTTTAATGCAGGTATGACAGAAGACGAAATTATGGGTATTATTCGATCTAATTATTTCTCTAGTTGTTCAGCAACACCAATTACACAAGACGATGTGAATACTAGCATTGTTCGTAATTATGTTGGAGATGACGCAACAGGCGGCACATTAGTTGACCCAGGAACATAATAAACAGTAGATAGAATCTATATGCCAGAAAAAAAACGAAAACCTGGACGTCCTAAAAAGGTTGATTCTAAACCAAAGGTTGACTCTAAGGAAGAACTCAAAGTAGAAGAACTTGAGGTACCCAAAACAGAGGAATCTAAGATAGCGGAACCTAAGGAAGAAAAGGTTGAATTAGCTCCAAATGAGCGAAAAGTTATTATTAATGGTAAAGAGTATATTGAAGTAAACACAGGACTTACTACTTACCTTAAATAATGTCTTCATTTTGAGAGAGGGGGGGCAAGTGGAAACACTTACTCTCTCTCTAATGGGGACAATTAAAAATATGTTATTCGGCGGATATGACGCACAATACAATATTTCCAATCGGTTACCGCTTCCAGTTGATATTTTAGCTGACACAGCGTTTGTGAATGATATTTCAGGAGAATCTGTGGCTTTATATTATTGGAATAGTAATGTATTAACTGCAGACGCAGGACAAGCAGCTGGCACAGTTGTTATAGCAAAGTTTAAATACACAGGTATTTTAGATGCTTTGGGCGGAATGATTGGCAATGAGGGCGACACATCTATCAGTTGGACAACAGGCACAGTTTTAACAAGTGAACAAAGATGTGATTATTCAGCGATTGAAAATCCTAAGAATGCCACATTAGAACAAATAGCAACTCAATTAACAGCTAATTATTCTAATGGTGAATATTGTGTGGATTACAGAAATGGAATTTTGTATGGTTTAAAAGCCACTATTGGAACAGGTGACACAGCAGCTTATAAAGTGCTTTCACAAACTACGGGTGGAGGAACCTCAATTACAGCTAGTCAAGATTTGGAAAAGATTGTTAATGTTACAATTAGTGCAAAGAATGCGGCTTTTGATGAGCCACCATTAGGAATGGGTGGAGAATATGAGTTACTTGGTTCTTTATCTACTGATGCTGGAACAGCGGGTGACAAAACACCCCTCAAGACAAGTGCAAAAGGTGTTATTTATACTAATTTAATTAACATCGCTGGAACTAAAGAGGCAGTATTGTTAGAGGGAGCGACTCATGGTTCAGGAGATGCTGGTGTTATGTCGTTAGTAGTTAGAAATGATACTTTGGCTGATTTGTCTGGTGGTGACGGTAAGTATAGTGGCATACAGGTTAATGCAAAAGGAAGTGTTTATGCAGACCTTTCAAGTGTGCTTGGTTCGGACATGAGTGCAACTAATCCTGTTATTGCAGAATTGACTGATGGTTCAGCTGTCATTTCAACTAGCAATCCATTAACAGTTAATTTGAGTGACGGCACAAACGCAATGGTAATGAACGCTGCTTTTGCTGAAGAATTTACTGAAGCAAACAATTCTCTTAATGCATCTGCAATGATTTACGGTTTTGATTCAGAAGCAACTGCAACACATAAAATGCGTGCGGTTCAAGTCGCAGTAGACAATGCTGGAATTAGTGCCACTCCAAACGTATTAATTGGTGGAGGTATTTATAAATCAGCTTTAGACACTTATGGAGACAATGATGCTGTGCCATTTCATTTTGATGTTAATGGCAGGTTAATGACAACTTCAGAACTAATAGATTATGCAGATGACAGCAATTTTACGGTTGCTTCAGATAAAGTTATTGCGCTGGGCGGTTACTATAGCGCAGCTGGTGACAATGTAGACGATACAGATATTGGAGTTTTGGCAATGACTATTAACCGTCATTTAATGGTTCGGTCAGATTCTTATGATACAAGCACAACGGCTGATAAAAGTTATGAAATAGCTCCATTGAACACAAAACACACTGAAGAAACAATTGCAACAGCTACTAGTCAAGGCGATGGAACAACTTATTATTACTGGGATATGGATGGGTATAGATATTTCTCTTTGCAAATTGAAAACACTGATGGAGCAGCAGGTGATAATACTTACACCTTAGAAGCTACTAATCAGGACGATGGAACAGCAGCAGCTTCTTGCACATACCAAGATGTAACAAATCAATGGACAGGCGCAGCCAATTATACGGCAAGTGCTTTTCCAGAGGTTGATACACCAACAGCAGCTAAATATGTTCGTATAAAGGTTGTGCGCGCAAACGATGGTGCTAATACTGATGGTGCTTGGACATTATATTTAAAGAAAATGTTTTAATAACTAAAAAATATGGGAAAAAAAACAGAAGCATATTTGCAAGGAACAGTTGAACCCAAAATTGACACTATTGACGGATTCCATGATGTGCCAGCACAAGATGCGGCTACTAATAGTCAAGCTAGGGATGTTTTAGGAAATAAAACGGACACAACAGGTGGAGATTCTTTGGTGGCTATTACAAAAGGTAATGGTGCGGCATTAACAACAATTGACGGGTTTCATGATGTGCCAAGTGCAGATAGTGTTGCAAATTCACAAATACGTGATGTAATTGGAAATAAAACAGATACAGGCGCAGGTAACAGCATTTTTGCAAAAGTGTCAACTAATATTTATTCAGGGATAGGTTCAAGGGCAATCAAATCAGCCGATTGTACAGCTGCAACGCCAATTTCTTTGTTCACTGTTACGGGCGATGTTCAATTGCTTATTTTTGGTATTTGTAAAACAAGTTTAACTACAAGTGATGCAATTACTATTGAAGTAGGGGTAGCAGGTGATACTGCATGTTTAATAGCACAAATTGCTGATGCTACTGCATTAATTCAAAATGAAATTTATTTAGACGCAACACCTACAACTACTGTTGAAGCCTTTGCTGTTGCTGCGCCTTTTATTGTTTCAGGTGGACAAGACATTATTCTTACTACAACAGGCACTGTAACAGCAGGAACAATAGCATTTTATTGTTTTTGGCGTCCTTTATCCGTTGATGGTGCGGTTTCTTAATAACTAAATGGGGCGGTTATATGCCGCCCCTCTTTAAAAAAATATGAAAGATTATACAAAAATTTGTCCTATTCTAAGCAAATACATTGCAAAAGGAATTATTGATGCTGACACATCAATAACAGAGACGTCCATAGTATCTAAACCAAGTTTAACCAAAAAAAAGGTTGAAGATGTTTATGAATATTTAAAATGGTTAGGAATGAATTTTATTCCAGCAGAAATTGACAAAAAGTATATTGGCAAAGGAATTGGTCAAATTGCTACTGCGGTTGGATTGACAAAAGAACAAGTTCAATCATTGCACAAAGAATTTTTAGCTTATAAAAATTGGTCAAAACCAGAACCAGAAATAATAAAATAAACTTATGAGGTTAACATATCCTCGTATAAAAGCAGAAGACATTATATTCAGAGAATTATTTATTAATGCTCAATACACAGCAAATAATGGTGTTGATGTTTATAATTCGCCAACAATTGATAATGGGGTTACATTAAATGGAACAAATCAGTATGCAGATTTAGCTGATGATTGGAAATATAGTTTCGGTGATAGTGCAAGCGACAATGCTTTTAGTGTAGAAGCATGGATTATAATGACTGACGCAACTGAATTTGCAATCATATCTAAAGGTGTGTATAACACTGACGCTGAATGGAGATTATTGGTTGATTCAAGCGATAAAATAAATTGGCAATGTTTTGATGAAAGTGTGGCGGATTGTTATATTGGCAGAAAATATGATACTGCACTTACAGGAAATGAAGGGCAAGTATTACATATTATTGCTACTTACGATGGAGGAGGAACAAGTGCAGGTTGTAAAATTTATATTAACGGGTCTCAAATAGATGATACTGATGCTGAAAACAATTCAGGGTCATATGTAGCAATGGAAAAACAGGGACACAAAGTTCAGATTGGTAGAGATGACACTTTATATGCTAACGGAATAATATTGTCTTCAATGATTTATAACAGAGAACTCATAGCCGCAGAGGTCGTGGATAGGTTCACACAAGTTACTTTTTCGGAAGTTGATGTTTTGCAATTAGAATTTTTCTTGCCATTAAGATTGTATTATAATAATGGAACATCTGAAGTTACCCCGAATTTAGGAATTATTGGCACTGACACAATCAAATGGGGTGATGGTTCAACTGCATCTACATATCCAACCCTGTTGCCTAATAATGGCGCAAGTTTTGATGGAGGTGATTATATTGGATTATCTGATGCTTTTGATGTCACTAGAACCGAGAGTTATACTTTTGGTTGTTTAGCAAAATATGATCAAGCAACAGATAAATTTTTGTTTGATTTTAGAAATTCTAGTAATGAAGGATTTGGATTAAAAGCACAAAATGCAGATTTTTTGTTGTTTTATGACGCAGTGTCAACGGGAGCAGATGGGGTAGGTGATTTTAGTGATGGAACTTGGCATTCGGTTATTTGCACATTAAGTCCTAGTGGTGCAAACACTATTTATTCAATTTATGTTGATGGTCTTTTGGATGTCACCAACACAACAACGTCTTTTACAGATGCAACAGTTGACGCTTTTATTGGCACTGAACGAGACATTACAGACCAATACATTGGAGATATAAAGTTTCCTTTTTTCTGGAAAATTGCATTAACACCAACCCAGATTAAATGGCAACATGAAAATTTATTTAGACAATTTAATTTATGATAAAAGAAAAATACAAAGCTAATACTGTTTTTCATCATGATTACCGTATTGGTAGCACATCTGACCAATCAAGTAATGGTATAGACGGCACTTTTACTGGTGCGCCTATTTGGAAGGATTCTGATAGAGGAAGATATTTATGGTTTGACGGAACAAATGATTTAATTGATTGCGGCAATAATGGTGATTTGGGCACTGATGATTTTACAATAATGATAAGAGGCAAATTTGACGAAACAGGAACTGATCAATATTTTTTAAGTAAATATCAAGATTCTGACAATAGATGGTATATACGCAGAAGTGCTGCAGGAGAAATTTTAATGTATGGAAAAGAAAATGGTAATCAAAGATTTAATATTAGTTGTAATCAATCATTAATTGCGGGTGTTTGGTATGACATTATTCTTGTTGGTGATAGAGGCACGTCAGGATATTGTTATATTAACGGAGTTAATGATACAAATTTGAGTCAGGCAGATACTGACGATATGGACAATACAGGTAATTATGAGATTGCAAGATATGATGCAGCCGAAGCTTTGATAAATATAATGGAAATTTTGCAATTAAATGTAGCTTTATCGCCAACAGAAGTGGCAGAACTTTATACAGAATTACGACAAGAAGCACATCTTAATAGTATTCCGCAAACAATAGGTTTGCCTCAACTAGCCGCATATAATGAATTTGAAAAAGATTCTCATTGGACAAAAGGAACGGGCTGGACAATATCTAATGGTAAAGCGTCAAGTGATGGTAGCCAAACTGCTAATAGTGATTTGACACAAAACATAGGGGTTATTGGAAATCTTTATACGATAGAATATTCAATCTCGGGGTATTCAGCAGGCAATATAACGGCATTAGCTGGCACAGCAGAGGGAACAGATAGAAGCGCAAATGGTGTTTATACTGAAGGTGTAACAGCAGCAGGAAGTGGTTTGCTAGGAATGCGAGCAGATTTAGATTTTGTTGGGAATATAGATTGGATAAAAATTAGTCAAGGAAGCAAAATAATTTATTATGCTAATGGTAAAGATTGGAATGAAAGCACAGGAAATGTGACAACAGGCGGATTAGAAAATACTGGTTGGATAATACCAACTTCTGGAACCTGGCAAATAGACAATAGTTTACAAAAACTTAATAGCGGAAATGTTGTTGTAAATGGAATATTTGATACTGATACAATATGGTCAAAAGGGAGTGGCTGGACAATTGCGAGCGGTGTAGCAACATGTGATGGGGTATCAGCAAGTAGTTATTTGTCACAAGCAGGTATTCTTACAATAGGCAAATGGTATGAAATTAATTATGACATTACAGCATATACCTCTGGAGATATTCGGGCATTGATAGGCGCAGGTGGAGCAACTTCTTTGCAAAACGCTATAGGGACATATACTTTTATAGTTCAATGTGCAAGTGATACTACATTATATTTACAATCACAGAATTTCAATGGTTCTATTGATAATGTTATTGTTAGAGAAATTATTTCAAGCGGAGGAAAACAAATTACTAATATAGCTTCAGGAAATTCATTTTTGCCAATGTTGCAAGCATATGGAACATGGGAATGGGATTTTTATAAAGGAGCAGACGGGAACACATGGAGATATAAATTTATTAGCAATAACGCACTTGCATTATCAAGTAATTTTAATGGATATGCAATTGAAATAAGCGCAACAGAAGAATTGGCTTTACGTAAACGAACAGCAGGGGCATTAAGTGATTTATTTAGAACAACAACAGGATACATTACGAATGGACAATGGTATCGCATAAAAATAACTCGGACTGCCGCAGGAGTGTTTACAGTTTTTATTTCTGTTGACAAGGGAAATACTTGGACAACTGTTGATCCGTCAGGGGGGTCAGGAACTAATCCTATAACTGACACGACACACACAACATCAGCTTATAATGTGTTGGAAATAGACACAGATGATGCAATACGTAATTTTAAATTTAGCCCAATATAAATATGGAATTTACACAGCTAATTTTACAAATGGCACAGGAAAACGCTAAACATATTGCTATTCTTAACGACGAAACAGGACAACTTGCCGCTGATATACGAGAGATAAGAACGGACGTGTCTTGGTTAATGCGATTCTTTTGGTTAATTGCGGCTACTTTTATCACATCAGTTTGGACTTTGTATAAAACACACAAAAACAATAAGGGGGGCAAATGACAAGAAAAATGCGAAGTATTCGGTGGTGTGAGAAATGCCAAGAGCTAAGCTACAAAGTAGTTAAGTGTCAACGTAGGACAAGCGAAGATTGCGGTGTTATGTTGAGATGTTCTTGTGGCACAAGCCAAATGGTCATTTTTCCTAATCAATTAAGCTGCGATGAATGTGTTATACGAAGTTTGAAAGGATTGCGGGGGTGATTCCAATGTCATTGCAGGGAGTTTTTTAGCTTGTTTTCTTCACAAAAAAACAAGCATAAAACTATATGCAAAATCATGGTTTGATTCTTGATGACAAAGTAAATATAAAAGATTGGAGATTTGGTGATGTTACAGGAATTATGTCAGGAGTGCGTGAACCTGACAGGAATTGGACAGAATATTTGCCATTTTTGGAAATACAGCGCAGCAAATATTTTGATAGTATGTGTTGCACTAATTATTCATTTTTAAATACTGTTGAAACATTGTTGGGATGTATGCAGATGAATAATGAAATATCCAAAAAGAACATGAAATGGTTAAAAGAAAGTTCAATTTTTAATAAAGGAAAATATGATTGTAGCGATAGATGGTCGGCTATTTCGTCTGGAACAACAAATAAAGGAAATTTAATGGTTAATCCAGTTAAAGCAGCACATAAATATGGGTTAGTGTCAGAAACAGAGTTTGGGTGGGATAAAGAAGAGGTTACAAAATTTAAAGATTATATTAGTGTATCTCCATTAAAGAAAAAAGCTTTAGCTGAAAAGGCAAACGAATGGAATGATAGGTTTAAGATAAATTATGAATGGGTTATCCCAACAGAAAAAGTAATCAGGGAAGCATTACTTTATAGTCCATTACAAGTGTGTGGATATGCTTGGGATAAACCCAAAAAAAATGTTTATCAGAGAACAGAAAAACAAGCAAATCATGCTTTCATGATTTATAAAGTAGATGATTATTTCTATATTTATGATCATTATACTAAAGACAAAAAAAAGTTAGCATTAAATTATAAATTTTGGGCAGTATTAAAATATAATATAGAAGAAATTAAATCTATGCCAATTGTAACAATACCTGATAACACATTAGTTCAGGAGGTAGAAGAAAGTGGAGCTTTCGGATTAGTGCTTAATAATAAGATTATGGTAGGTGATTTAGCCAAACTTTTAGCAACATATTTAATGCGCAATAGTAATGAAACAATGGCTCTTAAAAAAGAAGTGTGGGATTCATTCCCTAAAATTAACTTAAGAAAGGAAAACGTATGAAGTCACCAACAGTAGAAACATTAAAACGCGCTATACAAAGAGCGTTAATTGCAGGAATTGTAGGCGCTATTTCAGCATTTGCTATAATTCCAGTTAATTTAGAAAACGGCAGAACCTATATTTACACATTAGGGATTGCAATGTTATCTGGATTTTTAATGGGATTACAAAAATTTGTATCAGGATATTTAAAATATGACAAATAATATGCCACAAGGAAAAAGAAGAAAAAAATGTTTAAAGACAGGCAAGAAACCGACACATCCTCGTAAAAGAAAGAATAAATAATATGGCAAAATATACAATTAAAGCCCTTAATTCTGATTTATTAGAAGACAGAAAAGTTGGACATTTAACGGCAGACGCTGCTAGTGGTGTTTCAACTATAACTGTTGATAACTATTCTGTTTATGCTGATGATGATTATTTATTATTGGGGAACTTTGGTGAGCCAACAGCAGAGATAGTTCAAATTAATGATGCTTCTATTGATAATACGATAGATTTACAAAGTGCAACAATTTATGATCATTATGTTGATACGCCTGTTACGATTGTTAAATATAATCAGGTGCAATTTTATGATTCAGCTACAGCCACAGGAACATTAGCAACTATTGGTTCAGCAATAAGTATTCATGCTGGCAGAGAATATACGACTTTATATACAGCACCAAATACAAGTGCATTATATTGGTCTTATAAATGGTATGACGGCACAAATTATTCTGAATACCCTGAACTTAGGTTATATACAGGAGATGCACAAAATTCAGTGTCTGAAATTGCTAAACGGGGCAGACAACTTGCTAATGTGGAAGAATTGTCAAAGTTCGCCACCAGAGAAATCGTTATATCAGATATTAACATGGCGCAGGATGAAATTCTGCATATTAAAGACCCACAGAGCGGGATTCCAGTTAATTGGAGCTTTGAGCTAGTGGATGATTTAACTTCATTGACATCAACAGAAAATGAAAATAAGTATGCTTTATCAGGTTTGTCTTCTACAATGAAATATATTGACAGTAATGACGCTATTATGAATGTTAGATTTGGTGATGCAATTTTGGACTATGTTGACCCAGACAAGTTTGATGAGAATTTTGAAAATGTCCATGAAACTACTTTGGCATCTAACATTACAGCAGGGGATACTAGCGTAACATTAACTGACAGTTATGAGTTTGGAGAATCTGGGGCAGTGTATATTGGAGAAGACACCATTGTTTATACTTCTAATACTGAAACTACTGGTGTTTTGGGCGGTTGCACGGGGACTGACAACAATCAAACTGCTGGAGCTTCTGTGTGGCAAGGTGTAGCCCCAGACAAGCCAACTGAATACACAATTTTTGATGGGTATATTAAATTGAACGCCCCCGTGGATACTGATTATGTGGGTTATAAGATTAAGATTAAATATTTAAAAGAAATCAGCAGGATAGACGATATTGCTGACACTATTGTTATTCCATTTTATAATATTATGGAAAACTTTGTTGCAGCACGAATTGAGTATCGTAAAGGCAATTCAGCTGATGGCGATAGGTTGATGGCATTGTTCAGAGACGGGTTAAACCAGAATATCCGTAGATATAAATTAACTCCACGCCAACATGTCAAATATCATAAATTTGATTCAGGTGATAGTGCAAGAGCATAAATATGGCTAAATTTCATTACAAAGAATTTCTCACCCCACCAAGCACTAACGTGTCCCCTTTTTTAATGGCTGATAATCAATTGCAAATATGTTTAGGGATTGATCCAAGTTATAAGTTGGGTGTTCTTAAAAAGGATTTGGGGTATTCGCAAATTGGGGCTGTATTGCAAGCTGACAAAGAGATTACAGGGCTACATAATTTTAGACAAACAGCTTCAACGCAAAAGATGTTAGCTACTATTGATGATTCAACTTCTGATGACACACAATTATTTTATTCTACTGGTGGTGCATGGACAGAGATTACTGCAGCAGAAACAGCTTGGGCTAACAAAGCTGGCATTAATGTTGAAATGGAAGATTTGATTACTTATTGTTTTTTTGTTGGATATGGAGCAACTGACGGTTTTTTGCCTGTTGGTTCTTTAACAGGAACAACATTTTCTGCTACAACAAATGTGACTAATATGCCAGGAGCTAAGTTTATTAAACGGTATCGTGATAGATTGTATATAGCAAATTGTGATATTACTGGAACTACTTATCCTTATAGAGTATATTATTCGTCTGTGCCCAGCGGTGGAACTATAAGTTGGACAGTAGCAACAGATTTTTTTGATGTGGATTATTCAGAAGAAATTAAAGGGTTAAGTCAGAATTGGGACAGGTTAATAGTATTTACGGAGTATAGTGCTTACATGTATGACCAAATCCAAAAAAAGAAAGTGTGGGATACAGGTTGTTCTAATCACAGGACTATCAAGACACATTCAGCATATATGATTTGGGGTGATAAAGATAATGTGTGGATGTCAACAAGCGGCAGACCAGTGCCGATTGGAAATAATATTTTGGAACTGTTAAGAAACTCAACCCCAACGAGTTGGTTCGCTGAAATAGTTGACAGAGAATATCATTTGTATTTAGGTTCAACTTCTGCTAACGGGATTACATATTCAAATTGCGTGGCTATATACAATATCCAAACAAACATGTGGAGGTGGCGAGAGTTATATGACGACATCAGTATAATGGCTAAATTTTATTCTAGCGGTCAAGACTTTTTGTGGTATGGATGTGCAGACGGAGAAGTAATGAAAAAATCTAAATATACTGATGCGACACCAGTGTATGCAGATGATGGACAGCCGATAAGTGCATGGTGGCGAACTAAAGCATATGATTTTGGTGACCCTACTATTCAAAAAGAATTAATTAAAATTATAGCGTATTGTGAAGACGGCAATGGAATAAATTTGCGGTATCGTATATTTGATAAAAATCACGAGGGGTTAATGAACTTTAAACCTATTGGAACTTTAAATAATGTAATACAAGATTTTGAAGTTAATGGTAAGGGGCATTTTATTCAGTTTGAGGGGCGTGAATATAGTGATAAACAGGCGTTTAATTTTTATGGGTTCAGTGTTTTATTAAAACCATTTGATAGAATAAAGTAGTATGGCAAGAATTACAAAACTAAGTGATTTTGGGTTTGATGAGAACGGTGAACGATTAGTATTGGATGAGTTTCCATCATTGATTCCACAGATAGTTGATTCTGAAAGCGTGTTTCCTGATACAGGTATTAGTGGACAAAAAATTTCTGAATTGACTGTAGATAAGTTGAGGGCAGGAACTATTAATTCACAGGAAATTGTTTTGGGTGTAACGGCAACAGAAGGTGATGTTTATCTTGGGGCAGGAACATTTGATGCTACAACTTGGACAGCAACTGGCGGTATTTTAATTGGAATGGACGACAGTGATAGTGATAAAGTGAAAGTTTATTTTGGTGATAGTGGTGGTGATTATTTTAGTTATGTTGAGGGAACAGGGGTTGTAATTTCTGGAACTTTGGTGGCTGGCAGTATTCATATACCTGACCAAGACACGACTGCTAACAGTTTTCATGTTGATACTACAGCGGATACTTGGTGGGGATGCACTAACACAAACTGGACAGCTGACCCAGACAATGCTACTGCTTATATTCTCAACACTGGTGTAGCAAAGTTTCAATCTATTACTTTATCAAGTAATGTTACAATGACAGATTTGCAATCTGGGTCAATTTTGACTATTCAAGGTTGGACATATGATGGAGCATTTACTGTTACTGACGCTGATACAGTGGCATGGGCAAGTGGAACATTAACAACTGGAAGTGGACAAACATTTGCTATTACGGGGGCGAATACAGGCAACATGGCAGCTAAAACATATGTTTATTTTGATTCAGGTGCTAGCACAACAGTTTTTCAAACTTCTACAACTCGTTCAGATGCTTTTGGTTTAAATAAGATATTGGTTGCAGTGGCAGAGAATCAAGCAAATGAAGCAACTTTCTTTAAATTTGGTGATGAAGAGGCAAATATAGACGGAGCGAATATAATGGCTAGGTCAGTGTCAGCAACAGAGATTGTAGCGAACACAGTTACAGCTAATGAGATAGCTGCAACAACTATCACGGGTGCAGAGATTTTGACAATGAATATAAGTGGTAAAAACGCCACTTTTGATACTGGTTCAATTGGTGGGTTTACTATGGGCGCAACTTCACTTACTGATACCGCTGGTACAATGGGTATGTCTTCTGCTGTTACGGGCGGTGATGACATAAGGTTTTGGGCAGGACATACAACGCCAGCGTCTGCGCCATTTTATGTAACTGAAGCAGGGGCGTTAGTGGCAACATCAGCTACTATTACAGGAGTAATTACAGTAGGGGCAACAAGTTCAGGAATCGCGAATTTTAGTGATGGAGGTGATTTGGTTACTGTTGATGAAGCGAATGTAGACGCTTTGAATTTGACTAATGCACCAGCAGAGGCAGGAGCTGATGTTACAGGGAGTAATACGGCAGCTGATACGGCGTTGGTAAGTGGATTGGCGGCAGCAAATGTAGCTGGTTGGGCAGCTGGTGCTGATACAACCAAAATAGACGGAGGCGATATTTATACAAACACAATTACAGCGACATCTATTTTAACGCTATCAATGAGTGGTAAGAATTGTGTATTTGATACTGGAACAGTGGGTGGGTGGACAATGAACGCAACTGATTTATATAGTAATAATGTAAAACTTGAATCTGATACTGAACGGATTTTAATTGGTAGTGCAACTGCTCCATTAACTGGAACAGGTGTGTTTATAGGTAAAGACGGTGCTGATTATGAGTTGCGAGTTGGTGATCCTGATACTGATTATATGCACTGGGGAGGAACATCTTTACAACAAAGCAATTCTGCTTTTGTTGAGCAATACATTACTAACATTAGAAAAGTTGGAGACCCAAGTGATATGAGCGAAAGTAAGGGGGTTGGAGCAACTATTGTATATAATTATGCAACTGTTGAAATTGAAACAAACGGAGGGGTTCAATCATTGTTATATTCAGATGCTTTTGTTGATGCTAGTAAAGATTTTGCTCTTGGTTCAATTTTTAAATGTGTTCAAGGAAATAGCAATAGTTCTAGTGCATGTTATGTTGGGGTAGATGATGGATCAAATAATTTTCCACCTGCAGATGGTGGAAGAACAGCAGATCATGCAGCAATATATGTTTATGGTGTATGGAATGGTGGTAGCTTTGATTTTAAAAGTTATTTATCCACTGCTGACGGAACAACTCAAACAGTAACAGAATTTACTGGTATTACAGTTGCAAATTATAATTCATATAAAATTGTTAAAACAAGCTCGTCTGTAAAGTTGTATGTAAATGGTGTTTTAAAAGCAATTAACACGACTAATTTACCAGATGATACAACATCAAATATAAAATTTTGCGCAGTTGACACTGCGGCTAATGACACGCAATTATATTTTTATAGTGACTTTGCATTCGCACAAACTTTATGAAATTTAAAATAAAAACATGGATTTGTGAATGTGGATATAAACAGGACTTTGAACCAAATGAAAAAAATATGAATAATTATTTTCCGCATTTATTAAATAAGAAATTTTGTCCATCGTGTAAAATAAAAAAATTAAAAAAAGTAACAAAAGTTGCTGATAAAATAGAAATGACGACAATTTTAACTGGGAATAAACTACAAGAATTAAAAGATAAGTATAAATAATATGAAAACATTTAAAAAATCCGAGATACTAAATTTACAAGCAAATAAATTTTTTAATCCTAAAACGGGGAATGTTTATGGTTCAAGTGGGAAACTTCTAGGAAAAGTGGAAGGGATTAAAGCAGACAAAAAGTTAAAGTCAATCAAGGATTTGCCTGTTTTTTCTGACCCAGACAAGGGGAAAGCTACTGGCTCTCCATTTATTTCTGGCGATAAAATTATGATGTGGGGAGCGGTTGGGTCTGGGTTGAATACACTTGGGAATATTTCGCCTAGCGGAGTTAAGTGGTCGGAAGGGCTTTTCAAGCCAATTCAACAAAGTTCGCAGGATTTTGAGGCGGCAGGGTTTGGAACGATTAAGGAGTTTGTTGACGATCCCAAACACACATCACTATTAAAACAAACTGATTACATACAGGCATATGCTCATACACAATCATTACTTAAACAAATGGATATAGCAGAAAAGGCGGCGTGGAAACAGCAAACACAACAGCCACAAACAAAACCCGACTTAATCTACAACGGAAAGATAATCACAAGCGATTCTAGTATGTATGACATGTATAAAAAGTATGGAGCCAAAGAGATTGGCGCAGCTGAAGAAGAATTAGCTGAACCATCTATTAAAGATGACAAATTAAAAATAGCAGGAGGAAAATTTGAGAAAGGATATGAAACAGGCACTAGAGGCACTGCATTGGGTAATTTAATAATGGAGCAATATCACGCAAATCCACAAGCTAAAGCAAATATTCATTTTATTCAAGGAATGGCTAGGCATTTATATGATAGACCAGCAACACAAGAAGAATTGGATGGATTGGTCGGTAAAACATTAGAGGAAGTTTTAAAAACTTCTGGAAGTATTGGTGGATATGAGGGTATGGCAGAGGGTTGGACATCCTTATTGGGGGGAGAAAAAGGAAAACCGAAAGAGGGGGTTCCGCAATTAGAAGAAAAATATCTATATATAAAAGACGGAAAGTATTTTGACCAAGATAATAAATGGATTAGGTCAATGGAAGAGGTTACTGATTTAGTTGAAAATCAGGGATACAAAGATTACGGCAAAACTGGTGCACCTGACGAAAAAGAAGCTGAACCAACCAAACCCCTAGTTAGTGGTGAAAAACCCCAAATAACCCCCACAGAGGGCGTGTCAGGGGATGTTGAAGGGGGGGTTGCGGAAGAAGCTCCCAAGTCATTAGAAGATT